GCGGCACCGCCGGCAGCAGGCTCGTGACCACGTACTGCACGAGGATCGCGACGGGCGTTCCTGCCGCGGTGGTCTCGATCACGGTGCGGGTGCCCGAGGCGGGTGCGCGCGTGATCGGAGTGTTCTCGCCTGTCATGTGGTCAGTCCTCCGTTTCGGGCACCAACTCCACGTGCCCGAGGTCGTCGAAAGTCTGATCGGTCAGGTCTCCGTCGCCGTCCCAGTCGACACCCATTCGGATCTCGATTCCCAGCTCGGACGCCGCCGCCCAGAACGCGCCCGCGATCAGGTAGAACCGCGCGAGGTGCTTCGGCTCGCTGCTGAACGGCAGCGGGTGCGGAGCGAAGTCGAGCGCGAGCGACGGCAGCGCGTTGTGCTTGCCGGTCGGCCACTTGAGCTTGCTGTACCCCGACGCGAACGCAGCGTCTTGCTCGACCTGCGATCGGTGGCCGCACACGATCGAGAAGTCGCACGGGGAGCGCTCGAGAGCTCGGTAGGCGACGAGGCGCAGGCGCTCGTGGCACTCGGCGAGGCGCGAGGTCGAGAGGTGGCCGAAGGCGTAGGCCATCTACTCCTCCTCCGCCTCGTAATCCTCGGGCGCCGGCGCAGCCACGTCGGGAACGTCACGCGATCCGATCCGGTCGCGTAGCTGCGTGTTCGTCGCGCGCAGGTATCGCCGCTCCTCGCGGCACTCGTCGTAGCTGTCGCGCAGGCGCTCGATCTTGTCGGTCGCGAGCAGCTCGGCCGTCGCCGGGTCGACCTTGCCGGAGGCGCTGTAGAGCTGGAGGCCGTTGCTGCCGAGTAGCGCGGCGACCAGCGCGATGACGTGCGGCTGCGACCACCAGGGCGCAGAAGGCTGAGGTGTCGAAGGTGTCACGGCGACCTCTTCGCGAGGCCCTTCAGGAACGCGATGTCAGCGCAGTGCTCATCGACGATCGCGCGCGTGTCGCGCTCGTCGAGCACGACGCGGGACAGCACCGTCATCGCCTCCCCAAGCTTTCGGCTCACGCTCACCAGCATCGCGATCACCGCCACCACGCCACCGAACCCGAGGAACTGGATCACGAGGGAGTACCAGTTGGCCTGCATGTTCGCGGCGTTGATGTCGATCACCCTCGCCATCTCGTCGGTGGTCTGCGCGTAGGAGAGCCAGCCGACAGCGACGCCGGCGCACGCCATGAGCACCAGCACGACACCTCTCACGTCCCCCACCTCCACGCGAGCGCGTGCTCGTTGAGCGCCAGGTAGAACCGGCGAAAGTGCGGCTGCCACGGTCGCGGGCGCTTGGGGATGATGAATGACGCTCGCATGCGCGCGCGCGGCGTAACTCTACGGATGCTCTCGCGCACCGCTGCGCGACCGTTGCGCGTCACGGCCTCACCTCGGCGCCCTCGAGCCCGTACCGCATCGCCGCCAGGTCGAGCGCGTCGATCGCCCCGTCCCCGTTGAGGTCTGGGCTCCCCGCCGCGCACATGAACCGCTCACTCGGCTCCGACGGCGGCCCGAGGTTGCCGGCGGCGTCGAGGCCGCGGACGGTGACAGTGTGCGGAGCGAGCCACGATCGGCACGAGAGTGAGAGGCGCGGCTGCGTCGTGAGGCCCAGCGCCACCCCGTCGCTGCGCTCGACGGCGTAGCGCGCGGCGCCCGTGGCAGGCGTCCATGCGACCTGCTCGGTGCCGAGCCAGAGCGTGTCGGCGCTGGCGGGCGCGAGCCACAGCACGAGCAGTGCGCCCACGAGCAGCGCCACGAGGCCGGGCTCGGGGAGGTACGTCGCGGGGCCGCTGATCGGAGCCTGCGCGTACATGCAGGTGGGCACCTCGCTCGCCATCCACGTCTCGTTGCCTACGGGGGTCACGTTGGCGTTTACGCCAACGAAGTCGTAGCCCGGCGGCGGATCGCAGCGATAGAGGTCCACGGCCAGCAGCACACTCACTTGCCCACCCACAGCGCATCCTCGCAGACGTGGAGGACGGTGCTGGCAGACCCATCTCGCGCCGTAGCGATCTGGCCGTCGGTGCAGGCGCCAGCGAAGTCGGCCACGTCCATCCCCGAGCGGAAGTCGCTGTCGGCGGTGAAGTCGTCGAGCGCGCCGGCCGAGAACTCCAGGCAATCGTCCTCGATGCCATCGCAGATGAGCCCGCGCACTCGGAGCCCCGTATCGCTCACATTCGTGACGATCCCATCGTCGGGCACCATCGCGACCGTTGCCCGAACCTCGACCGGCACCTCCAGCGTCACGTTCTCGTAGGTCGTGTTGGTGACCGCGGCGCCGTGGGAGATGAACGCCAGCCCCCACTCGTCGATCATCTTCACGTTGCGCCAGTGGTTGCCTGTCGAGGCGTTGCTGTAGAGGACGGCGTTAAAGTTTCCGTCGATCTGCGCCCAATCTGTCGAGGCATCGGACCATGCCGATCCAGCCCAGCGGCAGTCGTTGACGACTGCGCCAGTCCCCGACGCCACCGTGCAGTCGGTCGTGCTGCTCGCGTTCGTGATGCGCACCCACACCTCGGGGCGCAGCGCATCATTGTCGAAGGCGAGGACCTCCGCCTCGGTGAACGCGCCGATGAACCCGGGCCAGCGCATGTCGATGATGCCGCCGTCCCACAACGTGTTATCCATCGCCTCGCCGGAGATGTTGCGGACGCCGTACTCTGCGCAGCCGCGCAGCACGAAGTTTCGGAAGATCCAGCCGTCGATCGCGCGATTGAAGAGGATGCACGAGCCGGCGCCAGCGGCGAGATTGCCGAGGCCGACCTGATCGACGATCAGGCCATCGACGATCACGCCCTCGATGCCGCCGTCACTTCGATTCGCCGCGGCTCCCGCCGTCGTGAAGCCATCGTCTGAGCAGTTGCGCAGCGTGAGGTCCTGGAGCAGCAGTCCTCGATGCGGCTGGTCGATGCGCAGGCACGGCTGCGTCGCCGCGCCGCCCGTAGCATCGACCACCACACCGCGGATCGTCGTGTCGGTGTGGTACTCCTGGATGAAGATGGCGGCGTTGGTGTGCGTCCGCGTGACCATGCCGTTGGCGATCGTGAGCCTCCGCGAGGTCGTCGTGGAGCCGTACTCGTCAGTGCCGCCGTCGGTGGTAACGAGCCCGGCGGTGTTATCGCAGACGAACCCGTCCACGGTCACACGGTCAGTGCTTCGCATGTTGAAGCACTCGCTGCGCGTGGCTCTCACGTCGATGTCGGAGAGCTGGATCTGCCCCGTGTACTGCGAGAGAGATTCCCTGCGCGTGTTGAAGCCAGCGCTGCCGCACTGGTATGCGGACGCGTCGCTGACCTTGCCCTGGACCGTTCGGTAGCCGCTCCCGTGCAGGTAGTAGCACGCCTGGGTGGTGGCGCTGGCGAGATTCGCGTAGTCGCCGCAGTTCTGCGCGCGCAGGTTCTCCCATCGGAAGTTCTGGATGTCCGAGCTGTAGAAGCAGGCGTGGCCGTGATTGCGAGAGTCGATGTTCGCGGCGCGATAGCCGTTCACTCCGCGGATCATCACCCCCATGTGGATGTTCGCCTGGGTCGGCGTCGTCGGGGTGGTGCTCCATCCGCCATCGACGGTTAAGTCTGAGAGGTTGATCTCTCGATCTCGCACCGAGCCGGTGTCGCCGTTGCCGAGCACCGCCACGTCCGCGTTGTTCCCGCCGTTGCCACGCAGGATCGTCACGCCGATGCCGGCGCCGCGAACGGTCGTGAATCCGTCGATCTTGAAGAAGCTGCCGGCTCCGTTGGCCCCGTCGCCACCGTTGCCGGGCGGAGCGATGATCGCCGTCGTGGTGTAGGTCCCCGGCGCGATCTCCATCAGGATCGGCTCCGTCTGGATGATCTTCTCCTGCGACGAGTCTCCGACCTCGACCACCAGCTCAGCTCCGGCGGCAGCGCCGACGCGCGATACGCTCATCTCGCTCGCGGACTCCACCTCCACGATCGTGTAGAGGCCGTTGTTGCCCTCGCTCCAGACGATGGCCTCCGAGTCGGCCGTCTCATCGGTCAGGTCCTCCTTGCACTGGACGTTGAGGTCGGTCGCGGTCACGCCGGTGACGAGGCAGCCCTCGTCGGAGTTGAACGCGAGCTTGAACAGGTGGAGGTAGACCGTCTGGCCGGCAAGGAAGCCGTCGGTGACCCAGCTCCCCGAGGTGCGCGTGATGCACGCGTCGGTGCCGGTCGCGCAGGTCGCAGCGGAGAGCGCCGCGAGGCCCTGGGTATCGTCGACTCGCTTGATCGAATGCCCGCCGAACCAGATGGAGTGCCCAGCGACGAAGCCATCAGTGATGAAGCTCCCGCCATCGTCGCGCACGAAGCAGTCGTTGACCTCGCCGCAGGTCGCGGCGTCGACGGCGTCGATCCCCGACACGTCACCCGTGCCGATGCGCACAGCGTCGTAGGCGGCGTCGAGGTCGTCGATCAGCTCGAGGGTCCCGTCGCCGTCGTAGTCGGAAACGAGGATGTAGTCGGGGAAGGTGTCGCCGTCGAGGTCGAGGGGGGTGTTCAGCGAATCGCCGCCGCCGAGGTCTCCCGCGTCGATCCCCTGGCGGAGCGTCTTCCCCTCCGTCGTGAGCCAGACCGACGTGTCGGGGTAGCGGCTCTGCGCGCTGGCGATACCCGCCACGAGCAGACCGAGGAGAGCCAGTCGCCACCGCATCACGTCACCTCTACCGCGCGAATCTCCACCTGCTCGGTCTCGAACGACTTGCGCGTCTCGATCACGCGCACCTTCTTCGCGCTCGTGCGCCACGGGAGAGTCACGTTGCGCAGGTCGCCGACCTGGAGCGCGTACCCATCCCACCACGGGATGCCGCTGATCGCAATGAGCGCGGCCGGGACCACCGACCCATGCCCGGCGCGGATCCCCTCGCTGACGTAGTAGCCGAACACCTCCTCCAGCGTGTCCTCGTCCTGGTGCGCGAGGAAGGCGAAGGGCTGCGCGTCGAGGCGCCCGAACGCGGCCTCGGCATTCCCGAGGAGCGTCGTCGTCACCGACACGTCGCTCGTGTCGGGGTTCGCCAGGGCGATCTGCGTGAACGCCTCGTCGCCTTCCGGTAGGGATGCGTCGGGCGCGTAGTGCGCGACCCAGCGCGTCCCGAGCTCCTCGAGCGACAGCCCGAGCTCGACGGTGCCGCCCTTGTCCCACTCGGTGATCGCGAGCGATGCCGCTGGGAACCCGTAGTCGGTCTCAGCAGTGAGGAAGCGCCAGACCGTGCCGGCGGCGGTCTCGTCGGGGACGATGTTTGCGCGGCTCTCGAACGCGAGGCGCGCGAGCACGTCCTCGGGTGTGAGACCGAAGGCGCGCAGGTCCGCCGCGAGCTTCGCCGTCCCGCCGAGGTTCGTCTGCGCCGCCACCACCGAGGTCTCGTCGACCGCTCGCCCCAGGACCACCTCGACGAAGTGGCGGAACACGTCGGCCGGATGCTCGATCAGGTCGCCGAGGTCGGCGAGGTATGACAGCCCGGTGACATCGGACCCGCTCTCGAGGTCGTCGATCCACACGCTCGCCGAGAACTCGGCGGCCGGGTGCGCCGCCACGATTCGCCCGACCGTCACGGGCGGCGGCACGAAGGTGATCCCCATCGTCTGCACGGCTGTCGCATCTGGCGTCCCGACTTCCGCGGAGATCCGGGTCGTTTCGACGAAGATTCCGGGGCTACCGGGTACGAGGTCCGACAGCTCGACGCGGTCTGTCGGCTTCGGCGACGGGGTCGCGTCGTCGCTGAACCAGAGCGTAGCGACGCTGTCCGGGTCGTCCGCCATCACGTCGAGTCGGTAGGCGTCGTCCGGGCTCGACCAGTCCTCGGACGAGATCCCCGAGCGGTACGCCTCGACCGTCGGGGGCTGCTGCGCCCGGACGATCGTCTCCATCTTGTCGTCGAGCCAGACGTTGTCGCCGTTGTCGAAGCACTGGTCCCAGTCGATGTCGAAGCCGTCGATCACGGTGTAGACGAACGATCCACTCGACCCGTCGAAGTCGTCGAGCGGCAGGATCGCCTCGTACCACGTGTCCACCGAGAGCGATGCGATCGAGATATCCCACCAGATCGAGGCGCTGCCGGAGCGCAGGATGGCTCGAAAGATCCGGTTGCCGGTCGTGCGCTTCGAATCGAAGCGGAACTTGAACCGGAAGGCATGGGCCGACGCAGGGCTACTCGACTCGCCGACGCTCCAGCTCGACGACGTGAATCGGTGCTGCTCGCCGTTGGCAGGGATCGACGGGAACCCGAGCGCGAACTTGACCGCCGAGCCGGAGAGCTGAACCACCGCATCGTCGCTGATCGAGATCACGTTGCCCTCGACGAGCGACCAGTCCGAGGCATTGTCCGCCTCGTTGAACTGGTCGCTCCCGGTTGCGTCGTCGTAGTCGAAGACCGAGTCGACGCGCAGGCTCCCGGTGCCCTCGTCCTTGTCGGTCGTGTCGATGACTCCGTCGGTCCACGTGCCCGCGTCGAAGTCGTGGATCTGCGCCCATGTGCCGACGAGGTTCGGGACGATCGGCCCCTCGACATCGGCGTAGATCCTGAGCGGGAACGTCTCCTGCGCCGAGGTGATGTTCGACGGGTCGATCTCGGTGTAGTCGGCGATCAACTGCACCTCGACGACGCGCACCGTGGAACCGTCGAACACGGCCAAGTCGAACGCGAGCAGATCCTCGTATCCGGCAGGAATGGTCCAGTCGACGACCCCGCTCGCGGTGACCGCGATCAGCGACGAGATCTGCGTTCGGTCTGGCGACCCGAACGGCATGTCCCAGATCGCAAGCTCCCCGGAGCTGGACGAGCTGCTCATTCGGATCCGCACGGCGGTCGCAACGAACTCAGACGCGTTGGCAGGGCGCGCGAACGTGATGAACGCCGACGAGCTCTTCGGCATCCCTGTGTAGGAGCTGCCGGCGCTGGTCGTCCCGTCGACAAGCCGCCCGACATCCGTGATCGCTCCCACCGAGACGGATGCCGAGCTGCCGGTGATCGTCTGGTCGACGACCGGCGTCGCCGTTGCATCCGAGTCGAAGATCCGGCCGAACGTCAGGTCCTGGAGGAGCGTCCGGAGCTGTCCGACGCTCACCGAGACGTAGGTGGCGGCGTACCCGGAGCGGAGCGTCGTGTCGTCGAACGTGATCGAGTAGTGGCGCCCAGGGACGAGCTGCACCAGCTCATCCCGCCGGAGCGGGTGAGCAGCGTAGACGGCACCGACGCGGCTCACGTTCGAGAGCGACCCCGCAGCGATCCCGACGACGTGCTTCTCGGCCGCGATCTGCGCGACGCGCGCGCCCGTCTGGTGGTCGCCGGCGGCGGTATCGTTCTGGCCGCGCGTGACCCCCGTGAGGGTCGACGCCGTCTTCCCCGTCCAGGCGATTTCCTCGCTCCCGATCATCGCCGAGCCGGCGGTTGGGAAGCGCGAGAAGTCGGCGCCGGTCAGCGTGGTATCCGCCGCCGCCAGGTCGGCCGTGAGGTTCGTCGCGGCCCCGGTCGCGAACGCAGTCGCCGCCACCTTCCGCGCGGCTCCGTAGGGGAGAGGGGCGCGCACACCGAGCGACGCCGGCCCCACCGCCGTGGCGTCGTCGGACCTCACCCACGGGATGGTCGGCCGGTCGCTCTGGCACTGGAGAACGATGTGCTCCTCGGTGACGGGCCCGACGCGCTGAACGCGACCGCGGTAGAGGACCGTGTGCTCGTCGCCCGCGAGACCCGCCAGGCTCTGCCGCGCGCCCGAGTGCCGGTCGAGGAGGATCTGCGATACCTCGACCGTTGCATTCTCCAGCCGGTACGTGTTGCGCAGATACTCGGACAACCGCGTCCCATCCTGCGTCGTGATCTCATTCGCCAGCCGGATCTCGATCGGCTTCGCGATCGTCTCGAGCCCAGAGGGTCCAGGGATGTGACTCATGCTCGCGACGAGATCGGAGACGCCGAGCAGAAACGGCCAGAAGTCGCGATCGGTCCCGGTGTTCCCGTAGTCGTAGCTGCACGGGCGGTTCGCGAAGTAGAACGTCCCGGGCGGGTTCAGTCCCGTCGCCGGGAGCGTCCCGGCTGCGCGGTCGAGGTAGAGCTGGAGCTTCACCAGCGTGATGGCCGCGATCCCGCCGCGCCGCACGAGTCCGTCCTGCTGTGTCGAGAGTGCGAGCGTCACGACAGGCTCTCCAGCACTTCGAACTCGTATCGGTAGGTGATGGACGAAGACACCGACGCGGGCACGCGCGTCTCGTGCTGCCGCCTGCGGTTCTGGAGTGTCGCGAGAATGGCATCCTCGTCGTCGTAGGGCGGGTCGAACAGGAAGAGCCGGTGGGTTCCGTTCGCGAAGAGAGACAGTAGCGGAACGAGGCTTGCCGTCCCGCTCACGCCCGGGTACACGAGCCGCCATCGACGCTGGTCCGGGCCCTGCTGGAAGTGCGCCGCTGCGCCAGACGCCTTCTCGAGGTGGAGCACGTGCTCGATCAGGTCGTCGTCCCACCCCTGCTCGGGTCCGATCGTGGTCGTGAGCGTGTCGGTGTAGTAGAGCTCCGACATCTCCCATTGACCCGTGCCGTTGAAGAGCAGGCGCCAGTAGCGTTCGGTTCCCCCCGAGAACTCCTCGTCCACGGCCGTCCCGGCAACCACCGCGGCATCGTTCACGTGAGTGGTCGGGCTCGAAAACGAGGCGTTGTCGTCGGAGAGCACGTCGATGGTGCCCGTCAGGTTGTGGTTCGCCGGGATGTAGAGCCTGGTGATCGGAAGAAGAGTCCCGCTGCCACGGTCCATGTCGATGCGATGCGCGGCCGCGCTCGTGGTGAACTTGAAGAGCATCCCTGCGCGGTCGTCGATCAGGTTGGCAAGCGGGTAGAGCGGATCCTCGCGGTTCGTGCCGCCGGAGTCCGTAGCGGACAGCGCGGACACGCCCGCGTCGCGCGCGAAGTGGCTGAGCGCCCAACGCGGGACTCGCCACGCCACTAGAAGAAGACCACGCCGCCGTTAGGCGTTGCGCGCGCGCGGCGCACGGTGGTGAAGGTGCCACCGCCGGGGGTCTGCGACACGACCGAGCCTCCCGGCGTGAATGTGACGAAGCTGCCCACGTTCTCGAAGAGCGGGTCCTGCGCACCCGACAAGCGCCGGCGCCGCTCGGCGGCCTGACGGGCGAAGTCACCGCGGAACACATCCGGGTTCGTGCGCCAGAGATTCACCTGGCTCTGCATGGACGCCACGAGCCCGGCGGTTGCCTGCGCGGCGGCGATCTGCGCCGCCGTGAATCCCTCGGCAGCGGATGTCGCGATCGTCGTCTCGCCAGCGAGATCGCTCGTCGTCTCGCCAAGCTCCGCGTTCGCGAGACCGAGCTTCACCTCGATCTGGTGGAGCTGCTCGAGCGAGATCGTCCCCTTCCGCCACGCCTCGTCGGCGCGCGTGATGATGTCGCGCACCAGCTCGAAGCTCGGTACCGTCTCGCTCTTCAGCGTGACGCCCACCTGAGCGAGGAGCCTTGTCAGCTTCGTAAGCTCCAGCTCTTCACGCGCGATCGCCTCGCGAGCACGATCCGCGGACGCGCTCACCAGATCGTTCTGCGCAGCGGCACCCGAGGCGGCCACGCCAGCATCGAAGAGCGATTTCGCCCATCGGATCAGGGCTGCCTCGGCACCGTCGAGGACTCCCTGCACCTGGCCGAGCTTGCTATTGATGCCAGCGATGATCGGATCGAGGATCGACAGCGCCGTCGACGCTCCCGCCGTCTCGGCCGCGATGTTGCGCATCCCTTCGACGAATGCCGGCACCTTCGCGGCGAACTCGGCGAAGCCCGAGATCAGCCCACCGATCCTCGCACCGAAAGCCTCGATGGCAGGCGACACGCGCTCGAACGCGCCAGCCAGCGACGACACGCCGCCCTCGAAGTCGGAGCTGCCGCGGAAGCCGAGGAGAAACGAGTCGTACAGACCCAGGACCGATGCTCGGAGGCGGTCGTAGGACGGCGCCGCAGCGATTGCGGATGCCGTTGCCGCCGAGATGGCGCCGCCGAGCGCCGTGATCGCTGAGAAGATCGGGGTAATGATGAGGAGCGAGCGCAGGCGGGTCGCGAGAGAGTTGACTACGCGCCCGAAGGTGTCGGCCTTCTTGCCGGTCGACTCGGTGTCTTCGCCGAGCTTCTTCGTCTTGGCGCCCGCCGACTCTGCCGCCTCTCCGTGTCTCTGGAGAGATCCGTCGGTCTCATCCAGGACCTTGTTGAGCCGGTCGATCTCGCTGCGGAACTCGCTCTCGACGGCCTTGAGCGAGTCGACCGAGCCTTCGACGCTCTTGATAGCGTGGCTCGCGCGGTCCTCCGCGTCGATGACCGCCGAGACTCTGAACGTGCGCGCCACGAGCGCCCCTAGTTGAAGGTCAGCGAGAACTCGGCCCCGGCCGTCGTTGCCGTCGCCTTCGCGCCGGCGAGCGTCGCCACGAGCGCGGTCCCGCGGCGATCGAACTTTGTGCTCTTCGCCTGGATGTTGTTGACCGCGACGAGGTAGGCATTCAGCGTCGCCGCGGGAGCCGCCACCGTGCCGACCTGGAACGAGAGGTCCACCGTCGGAGCGACAGCCGACACCACGGACTGGTAGTCGAAGTCGCTGTCGGCGGTCGCCACGTAGATCGTGCCGTCGACGAGGATCTGCCGGCGCACCTGGCTCTCGCGGATGCCGGTCGTCGCCACGTTGCTGTCGCCGAACTCCTCGATCTCGTTCTGGATGGAGATCGTCAGCTCCTCGAATCCGCGCACCTGCCCCCACGTGTGATTCACGCCGGCGACGGTGGGCGCCGCGAGGGACGCCTGCGTCCCGTAGGCGAAGGTCGGGAAGGTCACGCCGTCGGCGAAGTCGGTCGCCGGGCTGTGCTTGCCGACGCGGATCGTCCCGGTGACGATGCCGTTCCCGCCCGGCGTGAACGCGATCTCGCAGTTCTCGATCAGACAGTCGGTGAAGACGAACGAGAGGTCGGCGATCCACAGCTTGACCGTCGCGTAGATCGTCGCGCCGCCCGAGCTGGCGTTGTGGCGCGGCGTGTAGGCGTAGACGGGCGCCGTACCGGCCGCGCCGATGAGACCCGCCGAGTGCAGGAATGCGTGGATCCCGGCGAGCGGCTGCGCCTGGCCCGAGGAGGGCGTCGAGGCGACACCGTTGCCCTGGAGCGGGAACGACACCTGGAGCCCGTTCACGGCCGCGCGCAGGAAGGCGTCGGCCGACTCGGTGAACGACGCCGGGACCGCCGCCACCTCGCGGAACACGGCCTCGATCGCCGGGATCGCGATCCCGCTCTCCGCGTCGCCGCTCTCCTTGTCCCCGAGGATGATCCCGTCGGTGACGCCGAGTGACCCGGTGAGCCCTGCGATCGTCGAGTTTGGCGTCCCGAACGCCGACTGACTCCCGATCGCGAGCCCGATTGCGAATGCCTCGTCGGCCATGCTGCATCTCCTCTACGGAACAACGGAGAGCGAGACGGCGATCGTCGTCGTGACGACTCGCCCAACCCGCTCGACTTCGTAGGACGGCGCTGCGGTCACGTCGTAGGAGGCCGCGAGGTCTCGCCAGAACGCGAGCCCGATGAACACCTCGACGTGGGTCTGCATCGCGCCCTCGGTCCACGTGCGCTCGTCGCCGGCGAGCGCGTGGATCAGCTCGAGCTCGACTGCGACGACGGTCCGCGTGGTGTTCGAGTTGCTCGAGTCCTTGCCGGCCGGCCCGCCACGGAGCTGGTAGCGCGTGGCGCCCGCCGGGATCGACTCCAGGTCGTCGCGGTAGTCGCTCCCGAGGCGCGCGACCCCGGAGACCTGCGTCTGCACGGCGGTCGCGATCTGTGAGAGGAGGTCGGCCGGTGTCGGCACGTCACGCCTCCTGGACCAGGAGGACGACCATCTCCGCGAACTTGTCCCGCGATCGCGGGTCCTCTGCGGTGTCGGTCGACTCCACCCACACGTCGATCGTGGCGGAGAGCAGCGTCGCGTCGGCCTCGATCGCGGCGACGATCGCGTCGTGCTTCAGGAGCAGCGCCTCCTGCGTCTCTCCGCGGGTCACCAGCCGGCAGCGGATCCGCGTGTCCATCGCCTTCTGCTGGTGCGCGAGGCGCTCGGTCACGCGCGACGGCGCGTAGACGAATAGGTGAGGGAAGTCCTCGGCGTTCAGGTCCTTAGCGAGCTTGTTGTCACGCTCGGCGATGAGGGTCGGCACCGCCGAGACGGAGGCCGCCACGACCCGGTCCATGAGCGTGCCGAAGTCGCTCACGCGATCGACCTCTCCAGCTCCTCGACGAAGATGTCCGGGAACTCACCGAGCACGTCGTCGAGGGCGCGCGTGAGAAACGGCCGCGACGGCATGCCGCGCCGCTGCGACCCCTCGTGGAGGACCTCGGACTGCACCAGGTGGGAGCCAACCGCGATCTGCATCGGGAGGCCCGACTCGTCGACCTCGATCGAGTCGGCAAGCTCGCCGGTGATCCGGTCGAGGAGCTGCCCGGACAGGTAGGCGACGCGTGTCCGGGACTGGATGCGTCGCGCTGCACGGCGCATCCCGCGGCGCAGGATCGGATCGATCCCAGGTCGCCTCATCTTCGCGAGCGCGCGCTCGAGATCGCGTACCCCCCTGAGCTGGACGCGGATATGCACGGCCATCAGGCGGCCCGCCGGAGGTCGCGATAGGGCTCCATCGCGCCGAGCACGCCGGGCGCCCACTCGCCCGTCAGATAGGTGGCGGTGCCTCCCTCGTCGAGAATCGAGCCGCGGTCACCGAGGCGGCCGTCGCCAGCGGAGGATGTCTGCTTGACGAGGTAGGCCGCCTGGATCGTGGCCGCTAGCGCTAGATCCTCGGGCACCGTCGCGTAGCCGTGGGTGTAGTCGACCTCGAGGTTTCGGCGGCCGTGCTCCCACACGCTCGCGGTTCCCTCCTCGACCTTGACGAGGATCCCCGGCGCCTGGTCGACCTGGTACTCGGTCGCGTCGACCACGTCTCCGTAGCGGTCGCGCACCACGACGGCGGGGGGGACGACCACGGGGAAGTGGTCGAGCAGCAGGTTGTCGCGCCCGCGCCCATCGTGCTTCTCGGCCGTGGCGACGACCTGCACGATCTGGCGGCCCATGTGGCTCTGCATCCGCTGGGAGACGCCAGCAACGATCGTGTCGATCATCGAATCGCTGCCGGACCCGGTGATGCCGAGGAAGTCCTTGACGCGCTGCCGCGTGGTCAGCGCGGCGGTGACACCGGCCGCCGCGGAGACGCCGACCCAGCCGGAGAGCCCGAGCGCGCCGCCGGACTCGGCGGTCACGCGCAGGTAGAGCGTGGTGCCGGCAGCGATCGCGATCGCCCCGGTGGTCGCCGTCGCGGGCGCGCGCGCGCCACTCGCGATCGTGGCAGAGAGCCCCGATCCGCCGCCCCCTGTGGCCGTCCGCACGTCGATCGAGACTGAGCCTCCCGAAGGCGGGTCGCTCATCACCGGGTAGAAGCTCTCGAGCGTCTGCGCGGCGGCGAAGTACGCGATCGGCACGTCGACGGCGACGAAGCCCGTCAGCAGGCCCGCGATCGCCGGAATCGGGACCCGGTCGGTCACGGGCTACTCCTCCGAGGAGAGGCGTCCCCTCCGCCTCGCGCCGCGCTGCGCGGTCGCGTCTTCGGGGGCCTCGACGGCCGCGCTCTCCGCCTCGCCGGGGCTCTCGTCGGCGAGCGCCGTCGCGTAGCCGCCGGCGATCATGGCGTCGACCTCTGCACGCGAGCCGACGAACACGCGGCCGGGCTGGATCGTCCCCTTCGGGCCCGCGTAGATCGAGCGCATCGTGCAGCGTGCCATCGCACCCCCCTACGGCTCGTTCAGCAGCCAGTAGCGCCGCATCACGCCGTGCCCTCCGCCGGCGACACGTGCTGCTCGATCGCGAGCGTGCCGGCCAGCGCGCTGGTGACCGGCCGCTTTCGCGAGCCGTACCGGATCGCGATGCCCCAGTCGATCGTCGTCGAGGTGCCACGCACCGCGGCCATGCGCACGAAGCGCTTGCGCGGCTTCACAAGGTCGAGCGCCACGATCTCGTCGGAGGCGCCGACCGCCACGAGGGTGCCGAGCAGATCCGCGGCGCCGGCCATGCCGGTGACCACGTCCTGCTGTGCCTTGATCGAGTTGTTCGAGGCCGCGGTGCCGAACTTGATGACGAAGAGCACGCCCTCGTAGCTCTCCATGTCGATCTCGGTCCCGTTGATCGTCGTCGTTCCGGCGCCAGTGGTCGCGATGCCCTGGTCGATCTTCACCACGTCCGAGAGCGGAGTCTCCATCTGTGTCTCCTTGCGATCAGCCGGCTACGCCAGCTTCGCGCGAGCGAACGCTTCCTCGAGGACCGGCATCCCGTCGCTCTCGAGCCGGCCGATGAACCCGATCTGGTTGGTCTCGGCGTAGAGCTCGGCGAGCCGCTGGAGCGTCATGCCGAGCGCATCGGCGAACCAGTAGAACGAGAGGTCGCCGAGGATCCCGAAGTAGAGGCCCGTGGTGAGCGTGTTCGGGACGTACTCGCTCATCGACACCGGGAAGCCCAGCAGCCGGTCGGGCTCGCCCATCCGGATCTGGTCCTCCCACAGGTAGCGACCGTTGCCGTCGACGAGCTTCGCGATCTCCTTCACCACGGTCCGGTGGAACATCCAGCGGCACCGCGGCCAGTAGTTGCCCTTGATCGAGTACTTCACGTCCTTCAGGCCGTTCGCCGTCGGCAGCGTGGTGGTCCCGGCGGTCACGTCGCGACCCGTCGAGATCCCGTTCGCCGTCGCCGTGAAGATGCCGAGCGGCTGCCCGGCGCCGTGGCCGGTGAGACCGGCCTTCTCCATCGTGATCGCGAACTTGTAGGCGAGCCTATCGCGCACGAGAGCCTCGGCCGCGGGGTCGAGGCGCAGGAGCTTGGCGGACACCTTGAGGCGCTTCGCCAGCGGGTGCGGCGTCAGCTCGCGCCCTCCGAACGCCATCGTCGAGTCCTCGCTGCCGGTCGCCAGCTCGCTCGTCCAGTCGCCGTCGGCCGGGTCCGCGTCGAGGCTCGGGAAGCCGAGCGACTGCGCGCCGCGCACGGTGCGCACGGTGCCGAACTGGCGCATGAAGACCGCGTCGTCCACCGCCTGGATGAGGTCGCGCTGGAACTGGACCGGCGCCACGAGCGCGCCGCCCGAGACGTAGTCGTCGGCCTGGAGGGCGCGGGCCTCGGTCGGGATCGGCGTGCCCCGCACGATCGCGGCGCCGAAGGCCTCCCGGTACTCCGCCGTGGCGTACTGCCGGTGCGATCCGGTGCGCTGCTCGGCTGCGGCGTCGTAGCCGGCATACCGGTTCTCGCGGCTCCCCTGGAGGACCGACCACCCGCGCGCCTGGATGCGCTCGACGATCCGGCGCTCGACCGCGTCCATGTCCTGCGCGTCGCGGCGCTCGGGATCCGTCGGGTCGGCGTTCGGGTTCGGGTTGGGACGCGGGGCCGTGCGGCCCTCGATCGCGTCGCGCTCGGCCTCGATCAGCCGCTCCTCGCGGTCGATCTCGACCTTCAGGTCCATCGCGGCGTCGAGCGCGCGGTCCGCCTCGGCGCGCAGCTCCGTCGCCCGCCCGGCGTTGCTCTCCTGCTCCGCCTGCTCGTTGCGGGCGCGCGCCCACTTCACGCAGTTCGCGCGCTTCTCGCGGAGATCCTTGATGCGCTTCATCGCGGCTTCCTCGGTTCGGGATGCCGCGACGGGCGCAGGCGCTCGACGCGGACCCCGGGTTCAGGGTGCGTTCGAGGCGCCGTTCGGAGTGGCCGCTCTGGGGCCGGCTCGGGCAGGTGCCTGACAGTGCTGTCGACGCCGTTGGTGGCGCCGCTGTCATGCCTCCAGCTCGGCTGCGCGGATTCGCAGCCGGAGACTCATGTCGGGACGCGGAGTGGAGCGCTGGTCCGGCTCGGCATCGAGGAGTCCCATTGCGCGGCTCAGCAAAGCACGCGACTCGGGGCCCGTCAAGCCCCGGCCCCGGAGACCCGCCACCAGCGCCAGCTCGTCGACGCTCTTCGCGGTCCCGATCCAGGAACGGAAGTCGGCGTCGGTCGCCTCGTAGGCCGGGAAGGTGACCGGCCCCACGTCGAAGAGCCGGACCTCGAGGACCTCGCGGAGGCTCGACTCCTCGTCCTCCGCCTGCGTCTCGCGCTCCTTCACCGCCTGGAACGAGAAGCTGCTGCCGTTCAGGTCGCCGCGCTTGAGCGGCTCGATCACCAGCTCCCGGATCAGGTCGGTCGCGGGCGGCCGGATCGCGTAGGCGAGGCCGACCGTGTCCTCGGCCAGCTCCATCGTGCCCGCGCGCCGGCGCCCGAGGAGCCAGTCGACGTTGTGATTGAAGAGCCCGCGGGCGTCGCCCTCGGTGATCGTCTTCGCGAACGCGCCGCGGCGCACCGTCTCGCGGCGCCAGCCGAAGTCGGCGATCGCGTCGAAGACGGCACCGTGCCCGCGGATGCGCTGAGACTCGCCTTCCCCGTCGATGCGCAGCTCGGCGCCGCCCTCCGAGATGAACACCGGGAAGCGCGATCGGATCTCGTCCGGCACGTCGAGCGCCGAGCGGAACACGAACCCGCGACGGATCTCGGGGCTGCTCGGGGCATTCGTCTGTCGCATGGGAGCCTCCTACGCCGCGACGATCTGGCAGTCGCAGCCCTGGTGGATGGGCGGGTGGGTGATCCGGCTCCGCACCACGAGCGGGGCCTGATCCTTGGCGTCGATCTGCTCGCCGGCTCGCGCGAACTCGGACTCGATCCCGACGACCTTCCCGTCGAGCGACGTGCAGAACGGGCAGGTGTCGCCGAACGAGACCCAGCGTAGACGCTGAACGCCGCCGCGCCGGCAGACCTCACGTGTCACGATGCCGGACGCCTCGACCGTCTCGCGCCGCGCGATCTTGCCGGGTCGCGTCGCCTCCCACTCGTCGAAGCGCTTCGCAAGCGCGGCCTTCGGCTCGTCGAGATTCCGCGCGAGAACGTCGCGGAGCTGTCCGTGCGAGCTGGCAAGGTGGCGCTGCGCGAAGGCGCCGACGAGGAGACCTACCATCTGCGCGAGCACAACCTCGCCGACATCCACGTCGAGCCCGTCGCGCGCTTCCTCCGCGAGCATCTGCGCGATCGACGAGAACGCTGGCGCCATCGTGCGCCGGATGAAGTCGAGACGCGACGGGTCCTGGTAGAACTCCTCCAGCGCGATCGAGAAGTCCGCGGCTGATCGCGTGTCCGCGAGGTGAACATCGGCAAGACGCATCACGTCGCGGCGCTCAGCTCGGATCACGCGACGCCCAGCGTCCTCGAACGTCGCCTCGAACGAGTGCGCGATCCTCCGGCGCGTCTCGGCCGCGCGGCGCGGGTTGGCGCGTCGCTCGACGTGCCTGGCCTCATCGCCGTCGAGCGCGTCGCGCTCAGACGCAATCGGCTCCGTACCGGCCGGGATCATGTTGAGCGGGATGTAGTAGGTGGCACCCAAGCCACCCTCGATCGGGTTCAGGTTCTCGCGCTCGCGGATCTCGTCCTGATTCATCGCGCCGATTCCCCACAGCGCGCGGTAGAACTCGGATCGCGCCTTCGTGTCCGCGCGGAGGATGCCCTCGAGCAGGAACTCAGCGAAGAGCCCGCGCTCAACGTCACCCGCCGAGAGGATGCTGCGCGAGACCGACTGCTCCCACTTCGTGATCCACGGGAGGATCGTGTACTTCACGAACCCGAGGTCCAGGACCTCGATGTTGTTGAACGTCGCGCGCTCGAGGTGCTGGATCATGTGCAGCGGCACGCGGTACCAGCGCGCGATCTCCTCTGCGCCGAACCGTCGCGCCTCGATCGCCTGTGCCGTCGCCGGGTCGACGCCCATCGACTGCCACTCCATGCCTTCCTCGGCGATCATGATCCGGTGCTTCTTCTCGAGCCCCTGGTGCGCCTGCTCGACGCTCTCCTTGAGCCGCTTCTGTGCGACCTCGCTCAGATTGCCAGGGTGCCTGAGGATCCCGCCCGGCGTCCCGTCGTTGGCATAGAACCTGCCCGCGTACTCCTCGGTTGCCAGACCGATCCCGATCGACTCGCGCGCGAGGTCGACGGGCGCGTAGCCCCAGAGCCCGGTGCTCCCGAGCCCACGCACGTGGTGTACATCGTCGGACTTGATCGCGCGCTGCTCGCCGCCGTCGATCTGCACGACATACCAGAGGCGACCGCTCTTGCGGATCAGCTCGGTGCGGTCGGGACGCATCGGCCACAGGTAGCGCGCGCTCCCGTCCGAGTTGCGCTCGATCAGCGCGAGTCCGTTCCCGCGGAGTCCGATGCCGCCCATCATCGTCTCACGCAGCTCCGAGGCCGACATCTCCGGGTTCGGAGCGTCGTGCAGCAGCCGGTAGATCGGGTGCTCGGTCGCGCGCACGCGGCCGCGGTCGCGGCGCTCGTAGAGGACGAGCGGAACGGACGCCATCGTCTCCGCGAGAACCTTCACGCACGCGAACACCGCGGAGTACGTGAGCGCGATCTCGTCCGTGACCTGGACGCCCGTCCACTCCGTGCGGCCGGACGCGAAGAGCGACACGAGCCCAGGATCGCGCGGGTGAACCGGGTTGAACTTCTCGGCGCGGCGCTCCCAGGCGCGGAAGATCACTCCGACCTCCCGAGCGTCCATGAGAGGAAGAGAGCCCCCGCGCCAGCGACACCGAACGCGGCCGGCGGGTAGACGAGGTGCGCGCACCAGACGAGCGACGCGACGCCGGCGAGCAGCAGCACGTCTGCCGCGGACTCGCGGACCTGCTTGCGGCGAGTCGCCTTCACAGCGACACCATGCCGCGGGATTCGTAGACGGAGGGCCCAGACTGCTCGTGCCGGTGGATCCGATCGAGCCCCATGATGAGCGACACGATCCCGTCGATCCGCTTCCCGCTGTGTCCGTGCTTCGGCTTCACGGGCTTGATGTTCCCGGCCGCGTCGGTCGTCACCTGCACATTCGCGGCGTTCCAGCGGAGCACTGGGTGCCCGCCGTGGCGGATGCCACGGCAGAGGATCAGGCGCTCGAGCTCCTTCGTGGGCGCCGACATGGAGGCGTAGCCCTGCCCGCACTGCGCGACGGTCAGACCTTCGCCGGCGAGCTGCTGCTGCACGCTCGCCGCGCCCCAGCGGTCGTAGCTCACCTCGGCGATGCGGTATCGCTCCGCGAGCGAGAGGATCTCCTCCACGATGGCGTCGTGGTCGATCGCCTCGCCATCGGTCGCGATGACCCAGCCCTCGCGCTCCCACAGGTCGTAGGGTACCCGGTCGTACGTCATCCGAGCCGGCATGGTGTCGCGAGGGACCCAGAACCGGCAGACCACGTCCGCCGGCGCACCCTCCCCGCGCGGGAACACCATGACGAACGCCGAGAGGTCCTGCGTCGAGGACAGGTCGAGCCCCGCGTAGCACTGGCGCCCGAGGTTCGCGCGCTCGATCTCGACCGGCAGCATGTCGCCTGCACACTCGTCCCATCGGTCGATGTCGATGAACGCCGACTCGGCCGCCGTCCACTCGTCGAGGTGGTAGCGGCGGAAGGCGCTCTGCTTCGCCGGCGTCGACTTCGCCGCCTCCGCCTCGTCCTCGAGCTTGTCGAGCTTCTTGGAGACGCCGAGGTTCGGGTTCGCCTTTCGCCAGGTCCCGGGGTCGTCCCAGCGGTCGGCCTCGTCCACGGTCGCGACATAGCCGAAGAACGACTCGTCCTCGATCACGCCGTCGAGGATGCGCTCGGCGTACTCGTGCTCCTCCCAGCAGATCGAGTACTTGTCGCTGCCGGCCGTCGTGATCTCGAACACGAGGGGCTGGCGCCGCGACGAGGTCGACTGCTTGAGAACGTCGTGCACGTCGCGGCTCGCGTGCCGATGCAGCTCGTCGATGATGACGCCGTGGACGTTCAGCCCGTCCATGCTGTCCTCGTCGCGGCCGAGCGGCTCGAACTTGCTCGACGTGGACTCGACCACCAGCGCCGTTCGGTAGGGATGCACGTAACCGCGCAGCTCGGACGATGCGACCACCATCCGGCGCGCCTCTTCCCATACGAGCTTCGCCTGGTCGCGCTTCGTGGCCGCGCAGTACACCTCGGCGCCGGGCTCGTCGTCCGCGACCAGCAGGTAGAGCCCGATCCCCGCCGCGAGCGTCGACTTGCCGTTCTTCTTCGGGACTTCCACGTAGGCAGTCCGGTAGCGCCGCGTGCCGTCGTCGCGCATCCAGCCGAAGAGCGATGCGACGATGAACGCCTGCCAGGGCTCCAGGATCAGCGGCTCCCCGGCCCACTCGCCCTTGCTGTGGCGGAGGAGTCCCTCGAAGAATCGGAGCGGGCGGTCCGCGGCGCGCGCGTCGAAGGTGAAGCGCTTGGCGCTGAGGTCGCCCATGTGCCGCTCGCAGGCGTGGCGCACCCACCGACACGCCGGCAGCGGCCGCGACCGCCTCGTCACCGCGCGCGCGTAGGCCGTCGCGCGGTCAGCCGGTCTGGTCACCGAGGAACTCGGCGAGCGAGGTGCGCCTGCCCGCGCTCGTCACCTTGACCCGCGACCGCGAGCTCGGAGTCAGCCCGAACTCCGCGAGGCCCGCCGCCACGCGCTTCCACGCCTCGCCCGTGCGATTCCGCCGCCAGTCGCCGTAGGCCGCGCAGAGCATCTCGAGGCCGGTCAGGTCGGCCTCGGTCAGGACCTGCATCCGCTCGAGCACCGGGACGAGCGTCTCCCACAGCTTGCGCTCCGGCCCGACCAGGTGGCGTGGCGGCTTCGGACTGGCGACCAGCACGGGC